AAGCCAGCACCTAAACCGGCAGCGTCAATCAACACGGGAATTTGTTTGGCTGGTTGGCCTTTAGTTTGATACTGGATGCACAATTCTTTGAGCCGATCCGCTGTTTGATTCAAGCTCCAACCTCGATGCGATTCCATGTGGATAATGCACATTCCTTTGCGTATCGCAATCGCTGTTCGATCATCGCCAAACCGGGCTGGGTCGCAACCGATTTGAACAAGCCATTCCGGGTTGAGCGGTATCGGTTGTTGAATAAATTCAAGCGCACGATCCGACCAAACCGAAGCGACAGAGCGGGATGGCCAACGGCCCAGAATCTGTGTTTCAAACAGCGGTGATTCCGCTTCGTAATATTTTCCTTCCCACAAAAATGCTGTGGGTGGCAATTGCTCATCCGCTTCAATTCGTCGGCATTCGTTGTAAACCCGTGCTGACACGGTTGCCCGTGTGATTGCGCCGGGAATGACTTCTTCCCCACGCTTCACATTGGGATGTTCAAGCGCACTCATTTCAATGACCGTGTGCTTGCCCGATTGCTCCGCAAGGTACGCTGGGCACGATTGATCATAAGGATTGTAAATCGCCAGAAAATAATGCCCCGGCCTTCCAAGCTCAACCATCGTTTCAGCACGATCCCAAAACGAAACATCCACACCAGCAGCTTCGTCGAACACAATCATAATGTTGGGCATATGCGCCCCTTGAAACGCATCGCCTTTAGATGCGGTGAATCCATGCACCCAATGATCTGGCGAAGATTCCAGCCGTGTTGCTTTCGGTAAAAAATTTGGATCGTCGTGCTTTATGCGCCTCAATTCACGAAACAAAAGGTCTTTCACCTGACGAGCAACCGGAGCGGTTGCAAGGCAAATGGAAGGATCATAACGATCATAAAACCAGCTGCAAGCGACAGCGGTAATGAATGTTTTCCCCACATTGTGAGCAGCACGAACCAATACCGAATAAGGTGGCGTGACCAACGCCCGAAGAATTTGCTTTTGCTGATCCGTCAACAACCATCCACGGGCTTCGGCATATTCAACCGGGCAGTCAGGAGTTTGATTTTCCGCTTGGTAGTATCTTGCCTTTAGATTTCTTAGTTCGATCAATTCTTCCATACAGTTCATTTTTGAAAGCCTCCAACTCTTTTCTCAATTCCTCCATTTCCCAGCGTTCGGAATAGCCACGGGATCGACCGATGGTTTTGAGTAAAAAGCAAACCGCCCAACCTTCGCCCTGAACAACGGCACGATTCAAAGCGGATTCGGCATTGTCGATGCTGCCTTCCCGCTGGTCATCCAAAATCGCTTTGAGCATCGGGGTCTTGTGGATTTTTCTTGACAACCAGCCCCGTTCGCACTTCAAGGATCGAGCAGTCAAAGAAATGTTGCCCATGCTGGCTTTCAGGGCTTGTGCGATTCGATCCGCATTTGCCTTTACTCCATTCATTCAGTCCCCCTTTTCCTGTGTGCCATTTGGTCATTAGCGGGTCATTAACCAATAAATGCCCATCTCATCGCCTGACCATCAGATCTATCGTATAAACGCAAAATTTGGGCAGCTGCGCCTATGCAGGGTTTTCTGCCCGATTCCCAATGGGAAATCATCTGCCCAGTAGGATAACCCAGATGGCGGGCCATGTCACGCTGGGATAAATTGAGTTTGGCCCGTATTCGCTTCACTTCGCTTGCTGATAATGGGCCGACAATCGGATTGGGAATCGACGGCATGACAACCTCCATTTGTGATAAATGCGGAAACCCCGGGGTTGAGTCCGGGGATATTGAAACTAAATCTGGCAAATTCTATCTGGTGCTTCAATGCTCAACCTGCACCGAACCTTGGGAATTTGACGGGCAAACTTTTACCACGGCAAAGACTTGGACGGTTGAAACATTTGGCGCTGAACCGGTCGAGTGACATCAACCCGTTTTTCCATCTTGCTGAACGATCGCTTCCAGCCGTTTTTGCCTTTGCTCCAAACCGTGACCGATTCATCGGAAATCGGCTTGGACTCACCAATGCCTTTAATGCCGGGAACCGACAAAGAACTGAGATAATACCCATCCGTATTATTGTAAACGCACAGCGGGTTGCCCTGACGAATCGCAACAAGTCGATCTTTCCAAAGGCCAAGGACAGCAAGCGGAAAATATCGGCTGGGTTGGCAAGTTTTGAGCATCCATTCAGCCCGTTTGGTCGGGTTGTCGGATGGTGCATCCGTCCAAGCGATCGCCAACATTTCCGAATCGCAATCGGAAAGCGGTTCGGTGGAAAACGAGTCACGGATTTCCGAATATTCCGGCAACACGCCGTTATGAACCATCCACCCGCCATCGCATGGATGAGGATGGTTGTTGGCATTAACCAACTCGCTGCCTTGTGTCGTGAACCGAAGGTGCCCAATCAAAACAACAGCGTCTTCGACCATGTTCGCCAACATGACCGGGTTTACCCTTCCCGCTTGCTTGTGCGACCTCAACCGGCCTTGCGAATCAATCCAAGAAACGCCCCAAGCATGACCACCACGCTTCGCATCGTTGTATTGGGCAATATCGCAAATCGCATCGACATTTGGCCCATAACGATTGATGGACGAAGAAACAAAACCAAAAACTCCACACATATCAAAGCCTCCAAATTTCAACCTTCAAAAATGGGGGGAGCAACACGCTCCCCCCGTAAGAAATCAATCAAACAATCGCCATTTCGGCATCGAATTCTTTGGCGAGAGCAAGCAAGTTCTTTGCAGCAGCCTTGGGGCAGTTTGAGTTGTCGGAACCGATCCATCCGAAGTCGTGACCGATTTTGATGCGGTTGGTATCTTTGCTGTTCGCTTTGCCCCAGCGAAGCCTCCACATGAGGCGCTGCATATGGGTCTTGCCGGATGCGTTGCTGTCGATCCATTTGGATTCAAATTTGAAACCTTTTTTGGAAGCCATTGCGAATTGGGTCATGCCCAAGCAAATGCGAATGTAACCCAGAACCACCTCGGTGCGGAAAGTTGCAGCGAAAGCACGAAACTCGACAGCAGGACGGCGACCGCTGAGCAGGTTGGTCAAGTTCAAGGTTTGGTAGCGGGATTGGCCAGCGGTGTTGAGAACCAAGCGGTTGGATTCGTGAGCGTCACGAATGTTTTGGTTGCGAATCAACCCGTTGCAATAGTGGTTGTTGGATCGGGATTTGCCCTTCTTGCCACTTGCAGCGAACAAAGCCTTTTCGTGTTGGGCGACCAGACCAACCAATTTGCGGGCGGTGTTTTCGTCTGCGCCAACATGAACATGGATGCCACAAGATTCGTTGCAACCAGCACCCATGTCACGCAGCCATTGGAGAACAAACTCGACCTGACGGATGCCGTCAGCACCCATAAGGACCGGGGAGACGATTTCGATGCCACGCTTGCCGTGAGGCGCACGAATCGAAGAATCGGATTGAGCGTTCCAGCCTTGGGGCAAGCAATTGACTTGAAGCCCGTTGTGATACCCGCCGATGCGAACCCCGGCGTTTTGAAGGTTTTGCTCGGGGATGTAGCACTCGATTTCGATGCCGAAGGTCAGGTTGGAAGCGTTGGTGGTGTTCATCGTTCTGCGTCCTTTGTTTTTCGTAGTCGTCATTGACTACACTTACAATCTAACAGCGGGGTTTACTGTGGTCAACCTCGGAACAACAATATTTTCGACTTTTTTCAAAAAAAAGTTGAACGGTTTTAATAATCTTTGGAAATCATCGAGAAATTAAAGCAATCCAAATTTGAAAGCGTCATCTTTATTTGTCGGCCCCACATACTTAAAGGCAGCAGTAAATCGTGTGCTTGCAGCGGTTCTGTTCAAAATTTTGTCTGATGTTTTTCCTTTTCCATTGGAATTAAGGCTCATTTTTTTTGTTTGTACCCAATTACTGGATCGTTTCCTGTGGGTCGCCATTGCGGGATTGGCTGTAGTTGAAATGAAAGGCTTTCCTGTCGCTGAAATCAAACTGGCCACATATTCCGACATTTTGTTACCAATGCCCAAGCCTTGAAAATCCGGCAAAACCACCGTTCGATGTTCACGCCAACCCGGCGAAATGGGATGTGGAAAACTCAAAACCGATGAAAATGCCACCGGCCTGTCATTGATAAACCCGCAAAAGCAAATGGCAGCATTATTGTGCGATGAACTCAAATAGTGATGGTGTTTGAATAATTCCCACGCTGACGAATGAACTCGTTTGATTTGAAGATTGATTTTTGGCCGTTGAAGTGTCCTCCGGGTGAATTCACCTTTTGGCATTTCAACAACCCAATCTGGGCACAACCATTCCACAACATCGTAATGGCAAGTCACGCACACAATTTTTTTTGTGGAGTTTCTTTTTATTGCTTTTGAAACGGCAGCTGAGCCGATTTGGGCAACCGTTCTGTCTATGACACTTGTGAATTCATCAACCACAACAATTTGCGCTGGATCAATAATGGCTCGTGCCAATGTTGCTCGAAATTGTTCCCCGGTTGACAAGCAATCAAATGGCCTCATCCAAGCGGGTGGGCTTGAAAAACCAACCGAAGACAACGCTCCCGTAATTTCCTTGATGCTCATTCCGCTGTCAAAACCATCGACAACCGCTTTGTCTTTGGGCCATTCGTATCCTTGATTGGCCAGCAAATATTTGCTGTTTTTGAATGCTTCTTTTGCAAGAGTTGATTTGCCAGAACCCGAAGCTCCAACAATCAAGCCAATTTGCCAATCAAATTCATCTATTGGCAAATTGACATTCCAAACCAATTCGGATTTCTCCGTTGGTGGTATGTCAAATAACCCGGTCAATTGAAGAACTCGGGCTGTTTTTTGTATTTTTGAGTTTCTTACGATATTAAACTTCTGCATGAAAGACCTTCGGAACTCAATCGTTCCAACAATTGCGCCTGTTCTTCCTCGTTTTTACAAGTGACAAGAACATTGAACACTTGTTCTTCAACATCGGAAAAATCTTCCGATTCTTTTTCTTTGTCAATCAAGCCAGCATCTTCAGCGATTTGTGTCAGCATATTGGCGACAGCTTCATTCGATGTTTGAACATCCCGAAGCAAAGCATCCAAAGCAGCAGCATCCGATTCAGCCATTGCGCTGATAGGATCAAATGTTGCTAGAATTTTATCCGCTTCAGATTCATCCACATCCAAAACAAGAACAGGAATTTCAGCGTCTGTCATTGTTTCGGTACGAAGGTGACCGTCGATCAGCATCAACCCTTGCTGGGTTTCACGGGCAAGAACAGCACCAGCGAAACCAATTTCTGCCAACAAACCTTTCAGCGCATCTTTCTGCGCTTTCGGGTGCGTTCTCCAGTTCTTTGGATTCGGAAGAATCTCGCTTGCTTTGACTCGCTTGAATTCCTTGATGCGATCCCGAATCTTCATTCGTTTTCCTCGTCTTCCAATTCATCGAATTTCTGCCAATATTCTCGATCATCGCCTTCTTCTTGTTCAAGCCGGGAAATGTTCAAAATAATATTGGCCAGTTGTGTCGATGCGTTCAACTGCTGATCCACATCGCCATGTTCAACTATTTCGTTAAGCCGTGCCATTGAATTGTTCAAATACTGACGCATCAAAGTTTCGCTGATGTAAATTCCCACATCAACCTCCTTTCACGACATCATCCGTCAATGGCCTGACATTTTGCGGTTGATCGGTATTTGCCAATGCGCCTTCAATAATCAGCAGTCGCAAAGCGTCCACCGATTCCGCATGAAACAAAATTGCAGCAACATTGGCTCGTTCATAATTGCCAGCAAAATAAGCGCAATGCGCTTCATTCAACCAATCGGTTGTTCCGACATCCGGGTTGGCATGATACGGCGCACTCGCCGGTTGCTGCTGCTCAGACATCAATGCGACCTCTGCGCTCGTTTCCTGCTGATCTTATGCGGGCTTTTCGGGTTTCTTCTCAAATACCTTCCCTTGGCCCTCAACCGATTTCCGATTTTCGCACGGTTGCTGTAAGAACGCAATGCCTTGCTTCCACCATATCCCCACCAATAAAAACGCCCTTTTGAAGGAGCAAATAGCATATCGTTCATCACTTTGCGTGGAACATTCGGATAAGTATACCTGCCTTCTGAATTATTTTTGCTTGCGCCTTTTGTGACCATCGTCAGGTCACCTTTTTGAAAAAGGTAATCCCTCATGCCGACATTGCTTCCCAATCGGCTGCCAAGCGGTTGGGAAACAATTTGCGCTCTACCGCCCAACGGGCGAAAATTCACGCCAGCAATCCAGCTTGAACTAACCCCAACATCCAAACCATCCGTGTATTCAGGCGCAATTCCTCCCGGAGTTGCTGGCATTGAAACAGGTCTTCTGGCAGATGGCCCACCGTAAGGTTTTGGAGCGGTTGGAGCGATCGGCCTTATTGGCATTCCCTTGGCCGGTTTCGGCGGTTGATACGGCGTAACCGTTGGCGCTTTTGGTTGAAAGCCAGCTTTCCCCGGCTGACTCAAACGAACCATCCGTTGGCCAAGTCGCTGAAGTGCTTTACCAGCTGAAATAAGAAAATTGCCATCTCCACGGACATACCCCGTGAAGATGGCTTTCAGAAATCCAAAAAAAGATTTGGCTGTTGGCAGCGCCATATCAGATCAACTGGTAAGCCAAGTGCCCTGAAACTTGAATCGCTGCGGACAAGTTCAGTACCAACGCTTCACCCGGGGCGGTTTCAACCAAACCAATATGACCGGACGGAGATTGGCCCGTACCGCTTGGGGCAGCACCACCGTTGGTGGTCAAAGCCATTGCGCCTGAAAGCGCCGTGCTTGCCCCGGATTTCCAGCGAATGGCAACATCACCAGAAGCAATCGCTGTGTAGTTAATCACACGAATTTTCAAGTTTGGAACCGCTGCGACAATCGTATTGTCACCGCTGGTTGCCGTGTCGATCTTTGCAAATGGCATTTTGTGGCCCTCCTACTGAATAATTGACACGGTAGCATACGCCACGCTTGCAGACGAATCATTCAGGCGAATCGTGACTTCACGCACAAATTTGGCGCAATCATCTTCAATCCATCCACGATTCACTAAATAATCCAAAATGGGTTTGGCGCAATTGTCCAAATCCCTGTTGGATCGCCATCCTTTGCCGGGAGTGATAACAATCAAAACCTTGACCGGATGACGAACCTGCCGAATTTTCGATTCTTGAAAAGCCAACACACGATCCGCTTCTTTCAACCAAGTAGCGTATTTTTTTGAAGTGTGCATTCTCCCACGCCCAACCTTCCAAATATGGTTGGTGCTGGGAGGAATCGGCAAATCAAATTCGGCAAAAAGGTGACGCAAAATCAATCTCCAATAGACAGCGTCACCTCACGATTGGTTCTGATCGCAAACACCGACCAATGAGCCGTGAAAGCATAATGATACTTTTTTTTGGCCCATGCCCAAACAATCACTTCTTCGCACATGGTTCACCATGAAATGTGTTCACGATCGTACGCATCCAAAGCGACTTGAAGTTCATCGTTCTGCTTTTTGAGCATTTGATTTTCGTTCTTCAGTCGTTCGATTTCAGCGATTAACTGATCGTGTTTTTCTTGACTCATAACAACCGTTTTCATGATTCTCGCCTCAAGAACCAAACGGACAAAATCAATAACGGCAGCAAGCGAACCACATTCCGTTTGCGCCTTGCGCCAATCCGACTTCCCTTGGCTGCCAGCGATTGCGATAGCAGCAATTCATTTCGGCCTGATACGGAGTGGAACCGCAACCAACGCCTTCATAACCAGAATTTCCACCGAAATGTCCGATTCTCAAAATTCTGGCCATGTGATTGGCCACGCCTTGAGCGGATGAAAATTCAGCAGACGGGACAGCTTGCCCTCCATTGTTTCCGTTGGAACCGCCCCGTCTGCTGAATAACCCAAATGGCCCTGCAAATGTTGATCCTGAAACAATAGCCATCAACACAACAGCCATAAAATTTCGCATTGGTTTTTTCCTGAAGACGGAACGGGCGACACCACCCGTTCCAGAGAAATGTTCCCGGTGTCGGGCGTGGGGTTACTTGGATTTCTTGGAAGCAGCTTCGACGGGAACAATGGTGACCTTTTCGCCAACTTTCTTGTAGACGGATTCGGTCTTGATCACAGCCGGGGTCTCCTTGACAGCGGTGACCGTGTTGCAGGAAGCGCATTCAGCCCTCGCAGCACGGCGAGCAGCCCGCCTGCCAAACAACCCGCCAGTATCACCAGCAAAGCAAGCGGGAACAAAAGCAACCGCCAAAAGAAATGCAACCAAACTTTTCATTTGAACCTCCGTGTATGGTTTCGAAACCGTCCCAAACATAACCTTTCAGCTGGCCCGTTGCAACATCGACCTGCGAATTTCATCCTTTGCCAGATTGAATATTTGTCGAATGCGTTCTTTTTTCAATTTGTATCTTTTCTCCATTGTTTTAAATGACTCACCTTTAAGGTGCGAAATGACAATTCCCTTCCACCTGTTTCTCAACTTTGAAATAGACAGTTCCAATTCCTCCAATTCCTCTATTGTTTCAAACTTTTTATCTTCTCGACCCAATTCCTCTAATTCCCAATCGCCATCATGCCCGAAAGATTTAAGCGTCAGCGGAACAAATTTAATTCCATAACCACGCTTGATTGACTTGGCGTTCCAGAACAAATCCGAACGCTTGAAATGAAACGCTTGAGCGATGTAATTCGACAGCTTTCTGTTGCCGTCAGGTTTCCATCTGGCAATCGCCATGCAAAGCGATTCTGAATATTCACCAACCAATTCGTCATATTCAAACTGGCTTGGTTGTTTTTTATGCTGAATGAACCAATGAACAAACCTGTAATTGTCTTCCACAAGTTTGCGTTTTTCCTCACACAGAATCATTTCACTTTTCTCCCGATCTTCGCCATGATCTCTTGAAGTTTCTGCTGCACATCTTCGTTGGACGATGAAACCGATTTCATCTTTTCCAATTCCCTTTTGGCCTTGTGAACTTCATCCCGTGCAGCCAACTGATCCCGATAGCCGGAATTGCGCCGAAGGTATTCGTTCAAATCCATTGGGAATTGTCCTTCACGAATAGGTTCTTTAGACCACCTCGCAGCAATTGCTGTTTTGGTTGCCTGACCTTTCTCGCACGAACAACAAACAGCTTGGGTGTAATAAACCCCCATGTCGGTGTGCCAAACGCTTTCACGCACATGATCCAAATGAGGCAAATCAACAACCCATCCCGTCGATCCACAAGTCGAACAGGAATGCGCCTCGAAATGCTTGCGCCTCAATTCCCGTGATTCACGGGCTGAAGCCAGCAATTCCTCATGAATCGCCTGCAAATGCTGCGGAGCAAACTGTGGCAAAACAGCCCGCCTTGCAACCCTGTAAACAGCGTCAGCAAGTTGCTCGTCATTCCAGCCCTCAGCGGAAAAAAGACGAGTCCAAATTGCATAAGTTTCCCACCACCGTTCCGATGGCGTTGAAAACAACCGGGCATGGACTTCTTGCCACAACGGAACCATGTGCTGCAAATTACTCATTTTGACACCTCCCCGTTATTGCCGTCTATTTTCGCATTAGACGAACGATCTTCTAAACTTGACTGATTCCCCAACCCAAGGGCAGATCGACCGCTATTCGTCAAATTTGACGGCAAAGAATCGAAGGTGGCGGGGTTCGGTCGGATTGATCGGCGCATGGATGCCAAAATTGGATCGTCTTCGGGTATCTGGCCAACTCGGCCAATGATGTCCCGTTTTTCGGCCAAAATGCCAAGCGAATTTTGCGGTGGCTGAAAACCGCTACGGGGTCGATCGGATGCCCGGGAAAGCCAACTGGTCAAAAACCGGGGCATTCCACGGGCTGTTTTTTTCATCGTTCGAGCATTCAGCCACCCCAGCGCTTTTCGACATTCGGCCAAAACATCCACCCCGGCATAAAGTGCTATCCATTCGTCCACTTGTGATTGCGTCAGAAACCACTTTGATGGATTCCCGTTGCAGGGGTAGGTCAAAATCGGTGGCGTGTCCCCGTCAGGGGAACACGACACAACTGTCTTAATTTGGTTTGGTTTGGTTAGGTTAGGTTTGGTTAGGTTAGGAGGCACGGTGCTATGGCAGGGTGCTATAGCAGGCTGCTCAAAGCACGATGCTACAGCAGGGGCCTGAATTGCAAACTTTTTATTGTGTTTTGCCATCGCACCTTTGACAAAGCGTGGGCAATGTTCTGCCCAATCGTGAATGACCAAACGATTCACGGGGCATGAATCCAGCCACCCACAATCAACCAAACTCTGAATCAATTCGTCAGGATTTCCGGCCCATTCGATTTCAGCAGCTATATCTTCATTGCTCATTCGGCCTATTGCGCCGTCTTGGCAACTGGCTGATCCGATATGCCAAATGGTTTCCAAAACGCCAACAACCGCATAATGGGGCACTCCCAATCTGCGTTTGAGCTTCTTGAATTTGCTTTTGGTAACAGCCGTGTGAATCATTGATCCCTCCGTAGAAATGGAGGAATCGAGCGGATACAATTCTTGCATCGCTGGCCTCCAACTCAGGTCAGTTTTGGGGCTGGGTGTTTTAGCCGAACACTCAGCCCCGATCCATTATTTGAACAACAAACCGCACTCCAAAGACTGAATATCTTTCATTGACCTATACCGTAAACACCAACAATCCAAAGAACATACCCAACCATTTTCAGGATTGACATCCCCTTTTTTGAAAAAAGTAGCGTCCCGAAAAAAACTGGGTTTTCCAAGCCAACCACAAAGCGTGACATTGACTGGAATTTTTTCTTGATATTGAACCGAAGTGAAAATGTACCCCTGACAATCTTGCTGCTTTTGGTAATCGGGAATCGTGCCACAATAATCCGGCGTGGGCAACACGGTTCTCCGCTTGGTTTTTACATCAAAACGGAATCCACCCAAAATCAAATCGTGATTAAATGTGTTATTCCGTTTTGAATCCAAATAGCCGAAATAACGATGCACCGCTAATTCGCCAAGAAACCCGGCAACATTACCTTCGCCGTTAAGAATGCTGCCCTTGAGTGTTCCCATTTTTTTGGATTCCGTCTGCGCTATTTCCAATTCCTCTGGAATGATCGGCAATCGAATCAATTTTTTTCTTCCTTGAATGATGGCTGATGCAATTCGGGAATCCGGGCATTGGTTTTGCCCTGCATTTGGGATATTCGCAAACGGTGCGTTGCCCAACATTTCGAGCTTGTCGCATTTTCTTTTGAAATGTTTTTCGAGTTACTTTGTCGTTCATCACTCCCCTCCTTCGCCCGGCAGCGGGTTAAATTCCGGGTGGTATATGCCCTGTCGAATGATTCTGCCGTACTCATGCCACCAGTGACCTTTCCAGTTGAAGGTTGTCACTACCGAGCCGTCATGCAGAAAGGTTCCTTTCTGTATCGGTAGCGGGTGCGGGAGGACGCTATCGTCCCACGCCAGAAAACGAGCGGCACGGCACACATATAGAAACACTTGAAACATTCCCCATTGCTCTTCAGTCATTGGCGTTCGCTGATTTTCAGTCGCAAACAGCGGGCTGAATTTTTCATCCAGTCGCTTGAGCAGTTCCTTTAAATGCAGTTTGCAGCAGTCGTTCATCACTCCCCTCCCGGCAACGGGCCGATGGGTCGCCAGAAGGCTATGCCAGCATCTTTTGTTGACCAGCTTGCCACCGTCCTGCTCCAGTAGCTCAAATGATTGCCGATGTCGGTTGAACCATCTGTCAGCACTAAGTAACGCCCACTGTTCACCGGCTTCTCCTCCGGCCACTTGCGCCAGCGGAGCAACTCACGCAGCTTGGCGTTCTCCTCACGCAATTGCTTAACCGGGTCCATTGCATCCATTGTCGCTTGGATCTCCTCATCCGTTTCATCCCCCGGCCACTTGCCGATAATCTTCCCTATTGGTGTTTGGTCGCTCATCACTCCCCTCCCGGTAGCGGGCCGATTGGTCGCCAATGATCGACAGCTAAATTATCTGGCCACTTACCATCAAATTTAGCTACCCAGATCCTTCTTTTCATGTCAAAATTAAAACCAATCACAAGGTATATCCCATGCGCCATTGGCGGTGGATCATCCCACCGTGAACGCCAACGGATTGACTCCCGCAACCGATCAATTTCGGCACGGGCAATTTGCAGTTCCTCCAGCAAATGAGTTTGATCTTTGTCGCTCATAACTCCCTCAATGTTTTATCCATTTCACCGTTCAGGAATCGAACCTGAATTGAGCGCCAGCCGGTGAACAACAGAACATTCTAAATTGCAATCTTACCCCAAGCTAAAAGGCCACCGTTCTCCATCTCCCGGCTGTACTTGTGTCGCATGAATGCGGGAGCGGTTCATGCGAGTTCCACACAAGTGGTTCATCAGAATGGCATCCCGTCATTGTTATCGGAAATTTCCCCTTCAATTGCTTCCTGAACAATCTTTGGGTCAACCAATTCCTGAATGTAAATGTTGTGATAAACCTTGCCGTTACGAGCGGAATTGGTCATCTTCTTGATTCGAGCATGGCGGTTAGGCAAACTCGCAATCGCATTGTTCAGAATGGCCGTGAAATCCTTGCCGGTAAACCCGATGCGCTCCAATTCGACACCAAGTCGATTTTTGGCTGCATCGGTTCCCAACAGGTTGCCGTAAGAAACATTTTGTCCAACGCTGGGATCGTTTTTGCCATTCGGCCCAGCTTCGATTTGGTAAACCCAGTCAAAGCACCAGCAATTCAGCGAATCGACCCGCCTCGGACGAGCCGATTTGATTTTCACGATGTATTCGCCGTCTTGCAATTCTTCGGCTTTGATTGGAACAGCATCGTTGCGATCGTAATTGTGAACACCCATTTCATTCAGAAAATCTTGAACATCACTCATTGGATTCCCCGTATTGAATATTGAACTGAACAATCCCGTTGTGTGTAACCAACCGTCAATTCGGTTTGGCAAGCCTTGCAACCGGAAAGAACAACAAGGCTAAACAGAAGGAGGAGAAAAAGGCGGTTCATGTTTCGAGTCCTCGTCTAGTGCCAGCCATTTGGTGATCGGAATGAAAACCGCAATGACAATTAGCACAAAACAAATATCGGCCATGAACCGCCCCAAAGTTTAATCAATCTTGGGATTCAGCCTCAGATTGATCATCATGGGCATAACCGGAAACCCAGTCAATCAAATGCCCCAATTGGACGATGCTGGCATCTTTCAGCGTTGTCACGCCGTATTGGTTGCGAACGAATGTTTTCCAATCGTCCGGCAAATTGCCTTTGCTTTGCGCTTGGTTGAACAAAGCGGTGAATTCAGCCAGCGCCTTGTCACGGGCTTTGGCATTTTCAACCAGCTTTTCGGCTTTCGGATCGACCTTCTTTTCTTCCAAAACCTGAACAGCAGCCGGTTCAACAATCGTCGCACCGGGCATGGTATCGGTTTCGGTTTCATCCAAGGTGGACAACCCGCACAATGACAAAGTGCAACGGCGCTTCGCTTTGGTCAGCACCTTCATCCATGCGTTTGCCAGCGCATCGCCTTGAAGGTTCTTGACCGGAATCGCACCCATGTCGGTGTCGGTGCGCCCGTTACGATCACGCATGGTGACCGTAGCAAAAAGCACCCCGTTTTGCTCCTTGATTTCATGGCTGACCAAACTCACGCCATGAATCGCACGAAGCTGATCCGTGCAATTGCGGGTGGCGTACAGCGTCAGTTTGCCTTGAAATGAAAGGTACCCCAACGGCTTCGTGTTGGGATTCAGCCCGACCGAATGACAAACTTGGTGGTAATAAGCCAAGCGTTCCTGTTCAGTCAGCTTGGACAAATCGCCTTGAATCAGCGCCATGTTGGCCCGTGCAGCCAACTCATTCGTGCTTTCAGACACCTGTAAACTGCTCATTTACCTGACCTCCTACTTCGTGTCTGGGAAACATTCCCAGCAGTCTTGTTATACTTCAACGCCTTCAAAATGTAAACCAAATTTTTTGTCTTTGGCCAATAATTTCCCGACCTTCCTCTGTTCCTCACCGGTTTTGGAATCCGGCGATAAATCACCATCTTGTAAATCGCTTGCCGGGACACTCCCAGCATTTCAGCGATCTCCCGTGTTGTTATGCGTTCTTTTGGCACTTCGTCTTGCTCCTTTTTTTCAACTCTGGACGAATCAATTCCGTCCTCAAAATCAACACCGACTTTGGTGCAATGATGCGAAAAATGCACCTGCCATGCTCGATATATTCCGGGCCAAGGATGGTTTCATCCTCATCCGTTTCACCGGGCAACTCGACAAATTCACCGCATTTCAATTCGACACGATCCATCAAGCTGTCGCCGTTTGGCCACCTCCTTTCAAAAAAAAGGTTCATCGAATCTTTGACAAACCGACCTACGGTTGTTTCAATTTCAAACCCGTCAGGGTATCGAATCAAAATGGATTCCATCGGAACCCGGCTGATTCTCAATCCACCTGTTCGTCGCATTGGATTTCCTCCACAACAAAACCTTCTTTGATGCCGGTCGCACAAGAACCAAGTGCTTTGGTCACCTGTACTTTCCAACGATTCCGAAGCGCAATCAGCACTTCGGATTCATCAAACAAATCCCGTTCAAGAAATGATTCGACAGCATCCGCATACGGCGTGTTTGATCCCACGATTGGTTCCAAACCATGCAGCTTGGCAAATTCCCTCGCACGATATTCA